TTTCCGGCTCAAATAATACTTTTGCGGCAAGGTCTGTCCTGTTATCAGAATGTCCGACAACGAAGACTCTACGGCGGCGTTGGGGTACTCCGAAATACTGAGCGTCAAGCATCCGGTACGCCCACCCATACCCGCATTTTTCCAACCCAGCAAGGAACGATGTAAAATCATATCCGCTGTTCGAGGATAAAACGCCAGGGACGTTTTCCCATATAATCCAGGAGGGGCGATATGTTTCCACAATTCCCAAATAGGCATACATGAGAGCGCCTCGCTCGTCAGCGGTTCCGCCTCGTTTCCCGGCAATACTGAAAGACTGGCAAGGTGTTCCTCCGACCAAAATGTCAAATTGTCCGATATTCCATTTCTCATATTGTGTTATGTCTCCATAATTTTTTACGTTCGGGTATTTTTGCTTCAATAATTCGCAAGGGAAAGATTCAATTTCTGAAAAGCCGATAGGTCTAAAACCTAACGGTGTCCATGCAACGCTCGTAGCTTCAATACCGGAGCAGACAGATAGGTAGGTCATTCTTCCTTAACATCTTTGGTGAAATTATATTTTTGCCCGCAAAAAGGGCAGAAAGAAAAAACAAAATGGTCTGTCGTTTTGTTTTTGTAAAACCCACCTGTTATAGTCTTCTTGCGAAAACTATAACTTCCAGTCATAAATGTTTGAATCTGATTATTATTACCAATACAAAACGAAACACCATTCATTCTTGCTTCATCGTCTCCGCATTTCTCTTGTAAAGAAGCTGCAGCCTTTTCAATACAATCGCACATTTACTCCTCCACCAATTCCCCGCAGGGACTGCCGTCGTCGGCAAAGACAAACAGCCTACACAGTTCTTGTAAACTATACCAATGGCTATCTATGAAAATTCTGGACTCTTCTTGATCTTCATCATCTTCAGTAACCCGAAAAGCGGACATCATGTTGTTTGTTTTAATTACGTAACGGCCGTGTGCTTTAATTGCTTCCATTGCTTTATCAACACTCTCAAACGGCCTGTACTTCGGTTTGCTGGGCGGTTCGATGAGATAGGCGTAATTATATATATAACAGTCAGCTAAAAACTGCACATCATAGCCATTGTCATAGAGCCTAATAAATGGCTGCACGTATTGAGCATAATCGTCTGCTTGTACTTTCTTTCGCAAAACTTTTACCGTGTCGGCACAAATAACTTTACTCCCCACCTTCAATTCATCCGCATTAACCGCGGTGTATACTCTCGATTTGTCAAATTCCATTGTTTATTTCTCCTTTGCAGCTATCCCAGTTTGATACCGGTTATCTCATAAAAAACATTCGTATCAAAATGCGGCATTCTTTTAATTGTCAGCTTTTGCTCTGGCGTAAGCCCTTGCCAGAACATACGCCAGCTTGCTTTGTAAGATAAATGGACAATGTGTTTTTGTCCGTCTTTTTCAGTACGAGCTTTGAATGAGTACAATCTAAAGCGTTGCAAAATCTTGAACCCTTCGCTGTTTATCAGTGCATCGTATTCTTTTTTGGTAAGCTGTTTATTAAAAGCTTCATACGTGATTTTTTTTGTCATAAAAACACCGGAAGAATTATTACAAGCACAAAAATATCCGCTGTTGTAGTCTCCGCTGTTGCGGTCTCCGCTGTTGCCGTATCCGCTGTTGCGGTCTCCGCTGTTGTAGTCTCCGCTGTTGCCGTATCCGCTGTTGCCGTATCCGCTGTTGCCGTTTCCGCTGTTACAGTATCCGCTGTTGCGGTTTCCGCTGTTGCGGTCTCCGCTGTTGAATAAACCTGTATTGTCTTTACCTGTGTTTACTGCTGCATCAACCTCTTCACGTGATAACTCTCGTACAATGCGTATCCGTGAGCATACAGATTTTATGTCATCATTATCAATTTTCCCATCTGCTTCAATTTCGCAGATACGAGATGTTTTTAAGTCATAAAACTGATGCACGTCTTGTAGTTTCCTGCAAAAATGAAACCCTTGACTACATAGCTCAATATTCCCATCGTATTCATACGTCTTGCCGATTTCATACTGAAATCCTCTACAGGTTAAATCTTGACTAAACCCTTTGAATCCTTTTACCATGGTTATTTCTCCTCGCTTTTGTAAAAATCTTCGTTACAACGAGCAAATGCCCCTTGTCCGTCAGCTCTTATTGGGAGATCTCCTTCACATTCAGCCAGCCCTTGAATTTCCGTATATTCACGGTCTGCAAAACAAGAATCAAAGATTTCATCAGCGGAACATTCAAATATTTTATAGGCGTCTTCAATGTTCCTTGCCCATACCTCAATTTCCTCTGTGAAGATCAGTTTTTTGATATGAGCCGAATACCGTTTAAACCCTCTTGCTTTCATTTCTTCGATTGTCATTTTGTTTTTTTCTCTACCGCATTACTATCAATCGCTTTCTGTGCCATAGCGGCGACCTGTACCATCTCAGCGGCGCAATCGATCGCATTCTTTTTGATGTAAGCAAGATAATCATTTGCTGAACTATAATCATCTTTTCGCACACACATAAAAAACCTGTCAAACATTCTTTCAGTTTCTTCAAACGCTTCTTTTGCTTCGGCTATTTCTTCCGCTAAAATTCCGTACGATTGGTGTAATGAATTGAACAACGAGTGCAGTTTGTTTGCCTGTTCAAGCTCACGCGCCGTAGCTTGCTCCATATCAATCAATAATTCTTTCATCATTTTTCCTTCTCCCTCTCTAAATCGCGTCCGCTTCCCGTAGCTTCGGTCGCTGGCTTTCCCAATAGAAATTGAATGATTTACCCTTTTGTTTCAGCCGGTCGATTACCGAGCTGTCAAGCATCGTTTTTACCCACTCGTAATTACAGTTCCCTGCAAGCCAGAGCGGGCGCTTCCGCTCATGCCGTTCACGACAAATAAGTGATAAACAGCGCATCTTTGCATCTTCATTCTTGCCTTTCTCGATTTCGTCGATAACAAGAAACGGAATGGTACAGTAATGCATCATCATCTGATATTCCGTTTTTTTTGCAGCGAAGCTGTTATATGTTGATCGAAGCCTCAGGTCTAAAAGCTCCCATGTTGTATATTCCGCGTTGTTAAGTATAACTGCCGCACTTGCAAGGTGGCTCTTGCCTGTTCCGCAGTTACCATACATCAACACGATCGTATCACGAGGGTTTCTAGCAAGTTCATAAAGATCGTGAAGATATTGTTTTGCATCTTTGTTTTCAGGCTCATAGTTTGTAAAACTTGCATTAAAATGCCTGTCGCGGATTCCCATTGCCGTGAGCTTTTTTATTCGCTGCTCTTCAAACTTTTCCCGCTTTTCTTGTTCTTCCCGCTCCTGTATACACAAAGGACATTCAAGCGGATCGGCTGATCCAACTAGGTGCATTACCTGTACATCCCCATGTTTTTCGCAGTGAAAGGTTTCCTCTCTGCCGCGAAAGCGTGGAATATAGTTTTTTGCTTGCTTTATTTCACAACTACGCATAACATCTCCTTGTTGCTAAAATGGAATTTCTTCTTGAGCGCCGGTTACGTTGTAATCGAATCGCTTATTTTTTCCTTCCGGCGGGGATTGGGCGTATTGCTGCTGCATTTGTAAAAATACCCGCGGGGATTTTTCTCGCAATTTTGAACCGGATATGATATTGGGACACCAGAAGTTTCCCGCCGTTTTAACCCAGCGGATTACTTTTTCAATGTCTTCATAGCTGCGTTTATCAATGCGGTTGAGCTTTTCTATGTCTTTCGCCCATTGCTCGATATGCTTTTGACTGGTAGTGAAGTGAGTATCTACCTGTCGGTGTAGGTCATAGAGTAGGTGTGCTAAACGCTCCGCTTGTTCCGGAATTGTTTGTGTTTTTTTAACAGCTGAAGGCTTTACATCCCCGTCCGGTTCTTCCGGCGGGGATACTATTTCATCAACATCACCATTAACATCTACATCTACATCTACATCTACATCAAGGTTTTTGATATTTGCGTTAGGTTTTTGATATTCAAAAGGGGTTTTTGATATTTGCATAGGGTTTTCGATATTTACAGAGGGTTTTTGATATTCTTTATCAAAAACTTCTTTTTTGATATACGATATACTTGACTGCGCTATATCGTATTTTGCTGCAATCTCTTTTTGTGTCATCCCTGCTTGTAAATCTTCACAGACTGCCTGTTGTATTTCTTGCGGTATTTCAGGCCGTCCGCCTCTTTTCCCGTCCTCGCCGTTTTTTATGCGGCGGGCTTTGGCATTGTCTATCGCTTCTTGTATCGGAAGCCATGCGCACGCTTCAAGCCCTGTAAAATCAGGCTCCGTACCATAAAGCCCGTATTCAACAATCGCTTCATAAAACTGATAGCGCAATTCTTTGTCTAATAGTTTTAATTGTTTTGCAAAGGTTTCATAAAAGATAAAACTCATCGACATCTTTAAATCTCCCTTAAATCTTATTGTTTACGCATTGATTAATGCTGCTGCCCGTCGTGCTTGCCTTTCTTTCTCTTGCTGCCGAAATGTGAAGCGGTGAGACTTACAAGCTCTTTAAGCGTAAGTCGATCATTTTTTTTAAAGTAATTGTTATAAGGCACGATCATCTTGTATTTGTCCGCCTGCAAACTTAAACAGAGAAAGCTGCTGCCGGTGCTCGTTAAAACGCACTTCTTGCGCTTGAAAGTAATCAGGATCAATCTCCGTGCCTACAAAATCAAAACCCATATCATAGGCTGCGATACGGCTTGAACCAGAGCCTAAATGCGTATCTAAAATTGTGTCGCCTGCTTTTGCATAGTGTGATAAAATCCATTTATAAAGCATGATCGGCTTTTGTGTTGGATGAAAGCGGTATTTATCTTGCGGAGCATACTTAAAGAGTTTTGCATTATCAAAAAAACTTGTCCAAGCATATTCACACATCGCCATGCTGAACTCTTCCGAAATAGTGAGCTTTTCCCAAACAATAAAACACCGAGTTGGCGGTAACGAGAAATAATTGCCGCCGAAGATAATTTGATTTTTTGACACTCGAAACAATTCAGTAAAATATTCTTTGGATGGGGCAGTATCCCAACTGATTATTTTTTTTCCATATTTTTTAGACAAAGAGCCACCAATACGTTTTGTTTCTTTGTACTTATCGAACCTTCCACCAAATCCTTCCCACTTGTCAAATGCTGTTTCGGCATTGCCATACGGAGGATCAACAATCGCAATATCAAATTGTTTATCGCTGCATTTCCTCATATAATCCATGCAGTCAATATTAAATGCTTCATTTTTCATATTATTTTTATTTACGCAAAAAGCGCTAATCGCTCCTTATAAAGATTTTGATAGGCAGAATTTAATTCAATACCAATCCAGTTTCGATTTAAAAGGGTTGCCGCTTCTGCTACGGTTCCACTACCGAAAAACGGATCGAGTATAACGTCCCCTTCACGGCTTCCTGCTAAAATACAAGGAATAACAAGCCCTAGCGGAAAAGCGGCAAAGTGTGCTCCTTTATACGGATGTGTCGGAATTGTCCATACATCCCGTTTATTACGTTTGGTAATATCGTAATTGCTGTCTTTTCTATTTAATCGTTTTTGCGGTTTTTCCTGCTTAAACGGGTCCCGTTTATCATCCCTTCTTAAATTATACGAAGGATGTGTAGCATTTAATTTGCTTGCATAGCTATACTTACGGTTTCGCACTATTGCAGGCAGACGATTTTCAAATGTTACCGAGTCCTCTTTTATTGCTTCTGCATTAAAATAATAGCTTTTTGATTTAGATAAGAGAAAAATGTACTCATGTGATTTTGTACAGCGGTCTTTTACTGCTTCCGGCATTACATTCGGTTTATGCCAGATTATATCTTGTCTTAGATACCATCCGTCTTCCTGTAACGCAAACGCTACCCGCCACGGTACTCCAATTAAATCTTTCGGCTTTAGCCATCCTGATAAGGGTGTTTGTTTGATATTTCCTATTCGCCTACCGGTATGGGCACTATCTTTACATCCGTCTTTCAGCGTGTAGCTTTTCCCCTCTGCATTTCTGTTCTTGTTACTGCCTGCGTAGCTATCTCCAAGATTAAGCCAAAGTGTTCCATCATCTTTTAACACTCGTTTTACTTCACGAAATACGGCAACTAAATTCTTGACATATTCTTCTACCGTATCCTCTTGTCCTATTTGCCCTGCAACGCCGTAATCACGAAGTGAGTAATACGGCGGGCTTGTTACGCAGCATTGAACTGATTTTGTTTCAAGGGTTGGTAGAATTGTTTTACAGTCGCCGATTAAAAGAGTATTCATTGTTCCCCCAATTCTCTGTAAAAGTTTTTGCCTATCACCTCATCCCTGCGGACGCAATGCGATACTGCGTCAGCGTTCCTTTCATGTAACAGTATCGTCAAAGGGAAGTTCAGATGCTTTTTCTTTTGCACGTTTTTCAGCCTGTTGTTCTTTGATGCTTTTCCAGTAATGCAGCTCTTTTATCTGCTTCTTTACCCATGTGAAGCCGCGATGCCAGCCGCGCACCCAGAATAGATCACGGCCTGTTTTAGCCTCGCTATATAGAAAATCCTTTTTCGCTTTGATTGCACTTTGTATTGCTTCTTCAAGGGCGGTATAGCTGTCGCTTGCTGTAAGTGAATCAAGGATACGTGAAAATTCATTCAACACATCCAGCGCAAGGTTGCACTCCGTGTCAGCGCCGTCTTCACTGTTATCGATTTGCTGCACCCACGGCTCCATTCTATTTGCCGTGTCAAATAAAGCAGGCGGCACAATAAAGCCTGCTTTATTCGCAGCGCTTTTGAAGTTACGGATACCGGCGCAAAATCCCTGTAGTTCTGCAACACTATTGCTTTTTTCTTCTACTTGCAGATGTGCCTCCGCTTCATGCGCAGCATGATTTGCTTGCTTTAAAAGCTGGTCAAACATACTCTGCATGTCGAGCTGCTCCATATCGACATACTGTCCGGTTGCCGGTTCACTCACCGCTGGAACGGGGCACCCTCTTACTGTCAATGCTTTACTTTCATTCTCACTCATATATTCCTCCTAAAAAGCGTTATATTGTTCCAATCTAATACAGGTTATTGTCTATTCTGTTATCTAAAAATCAGTCGGAAAGGGGCTGTCAATTTCCATCCCGCACCGCGGACAATATTTTATATCGTAGTCAAAGCGCAATTCAGAATTGAATACATAGCCACAGCCATAACATTTGCCAAAGGGGTGTTCATCAGGTCTTTCAACAAAATACGCAAAAGCATACGTTACTTCATCGCCAAAACCTACACAAAATCGATATTCTTCATCATCAGGAAGGATTTCTCGTAATACTTCGTATGCGTTGTAGCTTACACCAAAATGTTCAACACGTGCTTTTAATAAGGCTAGCGTATCGGCACAAATAACTTTACTGCCGACCTTCAATTCATCCGCATTAACCGCGGTGTATACTCTCGATTTATCAAATTTCATTGTTTTCTCCTTATATTCCAACCCAATACAGGTTATTATCTATTGTTTCATCTTCCGCGATGGGAAGCGACGTGTTTTTATTTAAAATATTTTCAAGTTGCTTTTTATCAATCTTTAATGCTTTTTGCAGAATGTTTTTATCTATGCCGTTACTACCCGCTTTTTGTAAGAGTGCGCATAGTTTTTTAACAAGCATTTTTTCACGCTGTACATCTTTTTTGCTGATGATGTTTTGCTTTTGTATAACGCATTTCTGATTATCATAAAATGAAAAGTGTAGTTGTTTTTTATTCGCTTGTTTCTTTTTGCCGATATTCTTATAAAGAAGAAAAAGCCGATAGTCTTTTTTATCAAAGATAAAGACTTGTTTGTTTTCAATTGTGATTTTTGGTATGTTATACTTCCGCGCAAAATACCGCACTTCCGCGGGATTGACATGCGCTTTTTCTGCAACCGCGCTTGCTGTATACACTTTCCCTCCCATAGTGTAAAATAGTCGCTAAGGATACTGCCTGTCGTTTCAAGCGCGAGAAAACGGCAGGCAGCTATTCTTTTTTTTTCTTCCTTACCAATTAAAATGGTATATTGTCAAAATTTTCAGGATCGGTAGTAGCAGGCTGTGTATCCTGCGGCACCGTTCCTTGATACGCCGACGGCCTTTGCTGATAACCGTTTTGCTGTGAACCGTGCGGCGCTGTTTGACTATAGCCTTGCTGTCTGTTAGTAGGCGCCGCGCTCTGTTCTTGTGGATGCGGGAGCGACTGTCCTTGTTGAGGGTACGATTGGTGATTGAGCGTTGTATTCCTTTGTTGCGGATAAGTTCCGTTATTATTGTTTTGCTGCATTTGCTGCGGTACGATTAAGGCTTTTACTTCAAAACCTTTTTGCTCTCCATTCTCATTCGGAGCGCGTTTGTCGATTTTGATAATGCCCCGTTTCCCAATCCATGAACTATAATTAAAGTTCCCACGCTGGATTGAAAAACAATCGAAAAAGCGAGTTAAGTTTTGATTACGTCGTCTCCATGCTTCTTCGGAGCTTACATCATCGACAATGTAGTAATACAGCGTCCCTTGCTCATCAATCGTAAACGAAAGAGCAAGCATCGGATTATTCTTCTTTGATATTTTTTCTTCTACTTTGGTGATGGCACATTCCCATTCACCTGCTTTGAAATTGTTGTTAAAATAATTCTCATCTATCTGATAATCATTAAACATATTCTTATCCTCCTATTGAAATGTATAGCGCAGCTGTGCATTTTCCATATACGTTTGAAGGGCAACTAACTGATCTGCCGTTCCAATTACCATAAAAGTAACCTGTAACTTTTCTTCTTTTTCTTGCGGCGTTTCTGTCTGTGCCGAATCGGAGAAAGATGGCGAAGGTGGACACCAAAATCCGTCCGCATGGGGCACTTCTTCACCGCCAGCACCGCTGTTAATTTGTTCTCTTTCAGACAATGCTTGCTCTTTTTGTGCTGCCTGTGCTTTTTCAAGTGCTGCAAGTCGTTCCCTGTTCGCTTTAATTTCATCCGCTTTCGCAAGAGCGGCATCGAGGTTTAGCGTTGATAAATAGTATTGCTTTGCTTCCGCTTCTCCGATACGGTCAAGAACGCCTAAATCTGCTTCAATCTTTTCAATCCGCCCCTGTATCTCGTCTTGAATGTCTTTGAGCTTTGTTGTTTTATTAAGCCACTTCGGATTAAACAGCATATCAAAATCAACAAGTGAAAAATGAAGCGATTCAAAATATTCGATAATGATCGCTTTTTTATTGTCCTTTTCTTTTTGTTCAACTTCTTTCACAATTCCGTCGATTTTTGCAGAACATTCATTTATGAGATTAACTGTTTCTGAAACGGTTGTTTTGAATGTTTCGATCGGCTTCATAAATTCTTTTTCAATACGGATACGCTCCGCATTGAGCAGCTTCGCAGCATTGTTTAATTCTGCCTTATCCTTTTTTGCCGCTGCGATGTTTTCGCCGCTATAGCGGTCTACCGAATAAAACGCAAGGCGCTCCTTAACCCGCTCTAATAGCTGAGCAGCGTTTGTATTCAGTGTGCCGATATTCTGTTCAACAACCTTCAGATTGAGTTCAAGCGGCGGCGGTATTTCAGCAACTTCTTTCTTATCTTCCGGTGCATTCATAAAGTCCTCCCGTAACCGGATGCCTTGCACATAGACGCTGATAACTTCCTGTATCTGCGCCATTGATAAAAGCGGAATATCAACAACCATAAAATTGCCGGTATTCGGTGTATGCAAGACCTTTAAATATTTCTTTTTGAAAAAGAGATTATAAAGATTCAGCTGGAGAGACCAACTCAACATATCTGCCTCTCTCTGTGTTTTAATATCAAAAAGCGTATCGCTTGCAACAATGTCAGCAGTTCCGGCATACGTAAAATCATTAATAGTATGATAAAACTGCTGCTCAAATTTGCAGGATGCACGGACGATATTTTGTTCAATCCATTTTGCTTCAACGGATTGAACAACACCTGTTTCAATTTCTTTATGAATTGCCGTACCGCGCTCCGCTGCCTTCTTTAAAATTTCAGGGGGAATGTGTGATAAATCTTTCCCTGCAACAGTGCAGATAATTTTTGTAACGGATGGAATGATTTCGCCGTTTAGCCGGTATACATGGAAGCGCTCATCGAAAGTAAAAACATCTTTTTTCTTCATTCGCTTACATCTCCTTATACGATTTTGCAAAACTTAAAATAGACGACTGCTGTTTCCTGTTTTGCGGGGGTACTTGCTGTATACCGGTCTGTTGCCGATTGCCTTGGGGACTCTCTTGCGGCGCTTCATTATGTGAATGCTGTATAAAAACATTCTCCGGCATTCCGTAATATTTACGGATAACCGTATCAACCACTTTTAAATCATTCGGAATAAGTGGCTCTGCGAACATTCCCATCGGCGTTTTGACCGTATCGCTACCGTTATTGACGGTCGCAAAACAGAATTGCCGCTGATTATTTCCATCCAATAGCACAACTGTTTTTAAAACGATGGTAAAAAGCCCTTCAAGCGTTATTTTCTCATCAAGCAGTTGTCCGATCGTTTTACATTTTTCATTCCCGTCTTTTGTCCGTTCAATATGAAAAAGAAAATAAATAATCTTATCATCAGGGAGTGCTGTTGCTGTTTGTGTAAGGTTGAAAAAATTCGCGCCGATGTCGGTAAATTTTTCATATCCCTTTTCTTTTGCGCGGTGCATATACTCAAAAGCCATCAGATATTGCGCATCATCTATAACAACACTTTTTGCCTGTGCTCGTTTAATCATCGCCTGAACTTCTTGATAGTTATCCGTTTTAAAAACCGATAACGTATTACGGAAAGGAAGCGGCTTTTTTGATACGTTGATTACCGATGCTTCTCCTTTTTGAAAATTGCGTAAACTGGTTGATTTTCCCGTTCCGCTTTCTCCCATTACCGCTACAATAACTGCCATGTTAATTCCTCCTTAAAGTGCATTATGCTTATAGCTATTATTTTTTTGCTTCCATCTGTTCAATAATTTCAGCAAGCACGGCATCTATTTTTTTTATTGATTGTTCGATTTGCGGCTCTTGATTTTTGATATAGGCAAGAGCGATTTCTTGTTTGTTATCCTGAACATGAACATCATTAAAAACGGTTTTTACAAACGCATGAGCGCGACCGAGTAGATATCCACTGCCAAGACAGAGAAAACCGACAAAAAGTATTTCGTTATTGCTCATCCTCTCATCTCCCGTCGGCGACATAAACCGCGTTTTTGCTTTTGCCGTTCGGCGTATTCGATCCATTCGTCAACTGTTTTAACCTGCATTGAAAGGACACTTGCTACATCAAGTTCTAAGCAACATCGCGCCGATTGATATGGCGTTACGAGCACCGCAACAGCGCTACACGTTGAAAGCACTTGTAAACATTTTCGCGTTCTGCTGTCAAAATTCATACTTTCATCACAAAAAATTGTAGGAGAGACGACCGCGAACCCTGCATCATTGAGCCGTTTACGGGCGTTTTCAAAATCATTTTTGTAATTCGGATTAGCGCTTATTGCGCCGGATAAATACAGTTTCATTACATCTCCTTTTCCATATTGCAATAATGGCGAAAAACATTCCGCCAAAATATATACAACGGCTTATCATTACGGAAATAAATCATGTTCCGTATTGCTCTTTTGCAGACATTCAGTACCTCTTGTTTTGTTTCTTCTAAAAACCGTCTTCGGCTCATATATATACACAGCCTTCCATTTTCTTATTCCCCTCCCATATGTCATTGAAAATTTCAGATTGAACAAAAATCTTTTTCCGACACGCCGTAATAGGCGTATGTATCTAAACTTTCTTTGAATTCTTTTTCTGCTTCACGATAATATTTACTGCCGTAGATTTCAGTTATTAAATCGTATACGTCCCATTCACAAGCCTCTAATGCCGCACGTTCTTCCGCGCTATATTCTTCTATCTCCTCCGCGCCGATTACTTTCATCGAATCTGAGTCGTATTCAACCTGAACGCCGTCATAATCGACGAACCAATCAAAGCGCTGTTTGACTATCCATCCGTTAGAAAGGACGGTTTCTATCAATCCTGTTTCATAGCCGATTGTCAGCTGTTCAGTTTGAATAGTAATCATCGGTTATTCCTCTACCGGTTCGCTGTAGCACACCATGCAAGAATACTTTACCGCCGAATAACCTACCGTATTGGGGTCATCATTGCTTATAATTTGATATTGAATGCTCATAATAGAAAATCCGCGTTCTATTTCTTTTGAAAGAAAAATATTAACCATATTTTCTAAAACAACATCATTATTTGAAGAAAAAACTTTAATCTTCTTAACGTATCTCATAGTGTTATTCTCCAATCATTAACGCGCAGTAACTGCCGGAATATTTCCGGCGGTATCGTTGTCGTTTACTTGCCTATGCCTTGTTGCATTGCAATTGTACTCATCCAAGTAGTACAAAAGCTCGTCGCTTGTTTTTGCAGTCGGCTAATCATCTTCGGCTTGCGGTTCTCGAATATCACCAGCTCTACATCTGAACCTAGACCGCTCATTCTTTCGTAGATAGGATAGTATTCAATACCGTATGAATATGCTTTTTTCAAAAAGACGATTTCAGGATCAGCCATCAAGTCGCCATTTTGCTCGTAGTAGTGAGCGATTGATAGTTGATTTTTACCAACTTGCTCAACAACAACCGGCATAAAAATGTCGCTTGCGTGGTCAATTTTTGCATAGCCGTCTATCATCATCGCTTCTAACTGCTGAATAACCTTTTTTGCGCTTGCTGAAACCGGTTTAACACAGGCAAAACCGGCGGCAAGCTGTTCACGCTTTTCATTCTCTTTTTTTGCCTTTCTTTCTTGTTGTCTGGCAATCTTAAGCGTAAACTTTTCGCGCTCTGTCATGTTCCCTGCTCCTTTTCGTTTGTTTATCTAACTGCCGGAGTATATCCGGCGGTTAGATTGTTATTATGCGATAAGCCGTTTGGCTTCTTTTTCTTTTTTTGTAGAACCGCTGCGTGCGGTGCGTTCTACAAACTTCGCAGGTTTGTCGCCTTTGCCAATCTGGACATAATCGTAAAAGTTCCTATCAAAATAATCCTCCATTGAGTCAGTGTCATTGTAGTTGTACGAGTTCATAAAATCTTGAACGTCTTTCAACACTGCGTATACAACCGGATTTAGCCACGTGTCTGATTTACTAAACTTTTGTTCACAATGTGCCGTTTTTACTTGATAGTTAATCCATTCTTCAATGTCTGATTGTGTCATGCTGACGGTTTCGATAGTGCCTTTGGACGGAATATACGACCGTCTTTGGTGATAATCTGTATGATAGTATTTCAACATCAGTTCACTGTTAGTCAGCTCTACCGGATATTCGGTTAAAGCGATTGTGATGCTGTTTACGTCTGAGGTGATTGAAAAACGGTATGTCTGATACATAGCTTTGACGTATTCACGGATGAGCTTTGCAATGTCTTTTGTTGTAAGGTTGCGATCATAGCGCTCACCTTGCCAGCCATTCACCGTGTAAAATTGCCGCCGGTAGCTGCTTGCGCTTTCTGCTGTTTTAGGCTGCTGTTTGGTATACGTTGTATTTGCTTTGCCGAATTTTTGAGCCATCGCAAAAGCGATTTCAAATTCATTGTTCAATTCCTGCATTGCCTCTGTGCTGCCGCCTCTGTCAGGATGAAGCCGCATCGCCGCTGCTCTGTATACTGCTTTCACTTCGTCTAATGTCATTTTTTTGGTAAAGTATTTCATGGTTGTTGCTCCTTTGTGATTTGGAAAGTTTAATATTCAAAATGTCTTTTCTAACACTTTGTATATGTATTATAGGTCTTTTATAACATCTTGTCAATTGTTTTATGTCTGAAAAAACATAAAAATATCTTTTTTCTACTTGTTTTTATTTTTTTTATGTCTATAATAGCTTGTATGAATATTGACTTTCTTGTTTTTTTTGAGACGGTTAAAGAGTTAGCTAAGAAAAAGAATATGACTATCGAAATGATGATACAGTCTATAGAAGGATTATCTTTTAATAGCTTAAATACCTATAATTCTATGCGAAAAGCGCGTAATCTTCCTCGCGCTGATGATGTGTTGCGTATTGCTAAATTTTTCGGTGTCTCTGTTGAATATCTCGTTACCGGAGAAGAACCGGATAATCATTCGCGCATAGCTGCTATCCGTGAGCAGCTCAAGGCAATAGATGACGAACTGCAAAAGATGTAGATGTTGCTAACTTACTCAAGTTGTATTTTATCTAAGGTAAAGTACAATTTCTTTGTAGAACGATTTCCAAATCCAAACAATACAAGCATTTATGAAAACTGTATTCGCTGATTTTCGCTCCGTGCTTTTCAACGACAGCTTTTATATCCGCCAACAACTGAATACTGTCAATTTCTTTTTTGTTTTCCATAATTATAACCTCCGGCGGTTGAATTTCATTCAATACCTTTATTATTCTGTCTTTTTTCATATCATTCTCTTTTGTTTACTCTGCAAGCTCTGAAAGCTCGGTTATCTTTTTTTGAAGATCGCGCAGATTATCGCTTAGTTTTCTTACGGCATTATTGACACCCTGTATAGAACCTTCGATACATTTAAGGCTATGTATCATCTGCTCGGTTTCGGGGTGCCGTTTTAGAAATTGTTTTTGCCGTAATCTTTTTTGAATTGCCTTACGATAGTTTTCCGCCATGAGCGTTGCATAATACTCACCTGCTGATACTGTCTTGCTATCTTCTTGTTTTTCAGTATCAGCCGTTGCTTCCTTATCTATACAAGAAAGAGCATCCGGTGTTGTGTTGCACGGGCTTTTTCTTATACGCTCAATAAACAAATAGAGCAGTGCAAAAAAGGCGATTATGATAAAAAGAACCACGCAATACAAATATACTTTCATATCAACCTCCTTATAATTTATTAAAAAACCCCGATACTATAAGGGGCGCTTTTTATGACAAATGAATGTGCGGTTATTATCGCTTCTTGTATAACAACAGCAGGCGGGCTTATTGCTTTTTTCACAGGTTTATTTTTTCAAAATAGAAACAGTAAATACCTTTCAAAAGAACGGTTCTTTTATGAACTTTTCCCTCGCCGATTAAAACTTTATGAAGATATATGTTTATGGATAGATGATAATTCATATTCACAATTTGACGATAAAAACGAAGAGCTAAAAAGAATAAAACTGTCTTTACTGTCATTAACAACTCGATCTCAAATGTACGGGAGTGAAGAAATAACAGACATACTAAATCAGTTTATTGATTTTATACAGATTTATACAAAACAAAATATGAATGATGATGTTATTCTCAAAGAATTTAGAAGCGGATGCGCAATCCGATATGACAAAATTTTTGATTATCTATCTTCCGTATCCTTTCCGCCATTCATTGAAGATGTTTTAAAGCCCCTTGATGAAGAAAACAAAAAGCTGCAAGAACACAAAAAGGCTCAATCCCATCCATCTTCAGAAAAAGAAATATAGGCCATAAGCAGCAATGCCAATAGGCTTAATATCCAGAATGCCCCCATAATACACACAGCTATCATGCAACCATTGCCGGATTGCACAGCAAAAATAGCAGTAACAATTAAAGCAATAATCAAACAAATAGCAAAGCCGACGGCAAAATTAAAAATCGTCTTCATCGTGTTTTCCCCTTCCCTGTAGTACCATTCCTTTTTTGCATCCTCGCCGAAACAGAGTAATGCCGGTTTTCGGTACGCTGTAAAAAGATGGGCGGTTTCTAAAACCCTCAACCGCCCTAAGTCGGGACACCTCACAAGCCTATTTTGGTCGCCGTAAACAGGCGACACAGAAGCCGTGATTTTTGCTCACCCACACCGGAGAGTAGGCGGCTTGCTCCTAGCCTTGCTCCGTACTTTGCACCGGACGCGGAGGCTCAATCCTCTGCAAAGGCATAAAAAAAGCGCATAAGGCTAATTTGAGGTCGCCCCATGCGCTTTCGCTACCGCCTAGCAGCGAAGTAAACGACCTCAATAATTTACTCCGCCGCCGAAGTACCGATCGATACCGGTAATTCGGATATAGCAAGCAAGCTGCTTACAAGCCCGCCGGAACAGGGTCTTGCTGCGCTTGCTCGTTTTTCTTACAATCTTTCTTACAGTCAGAGATTTGCTTTAATGATGAGATGTGTTGATAAGTTGTTAAAGTATGTACTGATAGCTATCTAGCGTATTTTTTGAAATTTTGATACAGAGTTAAACAATGTCCACGGACGGACATTGTTTGACAGGGTTTTGAGGAAGAAAAGCGTACCATCAAAGAGTGGAAAGTAGAGCTGCTGTGATACAACTGACTCCTGTCAGAGTAGCGATATTTTTTACAAGGCAAAAACTCGACGTCAAACATTATGATAGCAAAAATCTTCTATTTGCGTCTACGCTCTATGTCAGGGATGTCGATTGCTATAAAACTTACACCGGCAGCGGTTCAATTTTCTTTTTGTAAATACGGTGCATAAAAAAGACACAGGAAATAATGGAGACAACTTCCGCAATGAGGTACGACCACCATATAGCGTTGACATTGCCCGAAAGCGAAAGCAGATACGCCGCGGGAAGGAGCGCGAGGATTTGGCGCACAAACGTTGCAATCATACTGTAGACTGCGCTGCCGAAGGCTTGAAACACCGAAGAAAAGGTGATGCCGAGCGCCGCGCCGAGAAAGCTGCATGCGATGATGCGGATTGCAGGAACGCCGATTGCGAGCATTGCGGGCGAGGCATCGAACAACCCCAAAAGCTGCGCAGGGAATAGTTCGAAAAGCGCCATCCCGAAGAGCATAATTCCCATCGCGAGGAAAAGGCCGTTCCGTATCGTCGCCGTAATCCGCTTTCTGTTCCGCGCCCCGTAGTTGTACGCGATAATCGGTACTATACCGTTGTTCAACCCGAACACCGGCATAAAGATAAAGCTGTTCAGCTTAAAGTACACGCCGTAAACCGCGATTGCAGTACTCGAAAAAGCGCTCAAGATGATATTGAGAAAGTAGGTGGTAATCGACGTTATCGAGCTGAGGAGAATAGATGGC